GAACATACTCGGTAAAATACCATAGCAGTTCATCTTTGAATACTTCAATAGCTTCCTCTGTTTTTTGGGATGTTGAGAAATATATAGCATTCGGTCGTCTTAATTTCCGTTCTATTCCTATGTTTAATTCATTTAAACTATAATTATATGCAAAACAATATTTATTGATTTTATCATTTTTCCAATCAGACACAGAAATAACCTTGTCATTTTGTGCCTGCCACTGTCTTAAACAACGCAATAACCTATCAGCTCTTGCATTGTTCTCAGCAATGGTTTTATCGCTGTAATAATTGCCTACATCATAACGATTTTGGTCAAATAGGACGGTATTCTCATTTTCTATTACTAAATCTATAGTATTGACAAAATAATACTTCTTATTGTTACATTCTTCTCTTCTCTCATATCCTGTTTTAGGCTTATCCTCAATCAATCCCAGCTTTTTTAGCTGTTCAAACAATACTGTCTCTTTTAACTGTTCCTCAGGTATTTCAGCCTGAACGCTTTTATCGTTCACTTTCAACTCTACTTTCATTACTTTTCCTCCTTAATTTTATTTCACCTCAACGCTCACACCCTCGTGCGTGTGCCAATACAATTTGTAATGATATGGGTCTGTATGTGTCCCTGTAATATCTTCAACCGCATACATTGTGTATTCATTTAAATACACATAGTTTTTCTTATACGAATTCTCACCCGTTTTAACAGTTATCACCAATTCGTTAGTTGTATTATTGGATATACTCATATATCCCTCCGCCTCAAGCACGATATTATCTGTTCGTGCATTGTAAACGGTGATTTTTCGTTCGCATTCAAAATAGTCTGCCTGTTTTGACATATTGTAGTTTACCATTTCCGCCTCCGAACACGCCGTCAGCATTACTGCTATGCAAAACATCATCAATATTCCAATTATTTTTATAAATCTTCTTTTCATTTATTATTCCTCCGTTTATTTTTCTTGAAATTCCTTTAATCTGCCCTCTAAATATTCAATCTCATCTTTCCAATGCTCAATTAGCATTTCTTCGATTTGTTGCTTTGCGTCATCTATACTATCAGCCCACAATAGGTCATCGTCTACACTTAATTCTTCTGATATATAATAAAATACTTTATCATCCATTTCATCTTGAACAAAACTCGCAATTACCTCATCATCATCTTCATAAAATGGGCTAAAACGAAGTTCGTGCCATTCTTCTCCAAATTCATTCTTTTTGACTTTCCATTCTTTCATTTATTATTCCTCACTTTCCCGACCTTAGCATATAAAATAATAACTGCGACATTGACCTTTGACGGTCCTTTGGGTGTGCCTCCATTGCGATTTTTAACGTCCACCACACCGTTATATCATCTAATGGCGTTGGATTTTCAAACTCGTCAACAATATCTCTGTCCTCGGGACACGCCACATATACACCCACTTCCCACGGTTTGTCTTTGATTATTTGTTTGTATGTTTCCATTGTCGTAACAATGTAATTCCTTTCGCCCTCAAAAGTCAAGCCATTTCCACTGTTGTAGTCTGCCTTGCAACTCTTGACCTCGTAGAATATAAATTCCCCTTTTTCTATGCCGCTTGTACTTTGATTTTTCGGTACAAACTGCACGAAGTCAACACGCTTTTCTTTGCCTTTTCCGCCACCACAATCAAGTGTAACTTCGCTTGCGTAGTATTTACCCCTACCCGATAATCTTTCAATGAGTAACTTGCTCAAAAATTCGGTTGTTTCTTTCCTGTTCATATTTTCTCCTCCAACATCGCCGTAAGCAACAGCAAATAATTTATACTGTCACCTATTTTTTCAGTCCACATTTCTTTTGATATTGCCTTGCCTTGTTCGTAATCATCAATCAAATCGTACACGCTGACAGTATGCTTTGCCATCATACCACCTAACGCTTTAACTGCTGTGCATTTCTGCAATTTACCTGCCACTTTGAAATTATGTAATCTATCATCGGTTGCATATTCTTCCGCTTTACTGCATAGAACGCTTTTACACGTTTCTATGCGGTTGTTTATAACTTCTTCAAATTGTTCAGTTCTCATATCGTCACCTCTTATTCGCACGGCTCGTACTTTGCGTGGAACACATCAGGCTTACACGGGTAATATTCCCCTCGTAGTCCTCTGATGATGTAGTCACCTGTGCTTGCTACCATATCACCCTCTAATGTTTTTATTATCAGTACTCCGTTTGTAATAATAGCACTTTCATTTTTTACAAATCGCATAATCTCTACTACATTTCTGCCCGTCCATTGTACCGCCTCAATTTCACACGGTTTTGTTCTAAACTTCATTTTTGTTCCTCCATTAATTTTAACGTTCTTTTCAGTTTTTCGTCTGCAATTTTGTTTATTGTGCCATTGTCAATGTTAAATAAATATTGCAACTGTATCATCATTACAATTACGTCCGATAATTCTTCCTCTACACTGTCTTGAACTTCGGACATTAATTTTAGTGCAGGCTGACCGCCTTGCGATATTCTCAAATACTTAGTCAACGCTTGTGTTAATTCAGCCATTTCTTCAATCGCTACCGGAATTTGTTTAATACCGTAATAATTTGCTATGTCTAACCAATCTTGTTTTTTGTATATCGGCATAACCGCATTTTCTTCCAAATACTTTAGTGTGTGTAACCAATTTGCAAGCTGTTGGTGTTCTTCTACATACTCCAAACAATTTTTAATTGTGACTTCTTCGCAATATTCTATCGCCTCATCAAGCGTCATAGTCTTTGATTTTATTTCTGTTGTCGAACGCATATTCCAGTTGCTTATTACGCTCTCTTTTTCTACTGCCGTGCAACTTCTTGCACTGCATTGGTGACATTCTATCTGATAATAGCCACAATATGATTGATATAATTCCGCCTCGCCTCCGCAGAACGGACACGGCTTTAATTCATTATACATTTTCTATTCCTCCAACTCATTTATCTTCTCAAATATGTAATCTACCGCAGACTTCAAATCATTACCGACGCTTTGGATGTTCTGCGGTGTTAGTTGTGAACTGACAAGCATTGTGTAACAAGTTTTCTCGCTTGGTAATGCGATATTCAACGCTAAGCTACTTATCAATGCGACAATGAGTATTTTAAACCGCTCACTAAAGTATCGTCGTTCCTCTTCTTCGTTAAGATATTCATAAAGACTAACAGCTGCAGCAAATCCCACTACAAGCATAACTATAAACAATGCAGTTTTGAAATTGTCGCACAAATTAATTAAATAAATCAAACTTGGTTTAATTATCGGCGTATTCATTACTCATTTCCTCCTTCAAATATTGGTTTATATTTATTGCCTATCGGTGTGTTATACAATCCGCACGCCTCATATTTGCTACGCCAATTTGTATTAGCCTCTCTCGTTATACCATACGCCTTGCATTTGCAGTGATGTTTTCCGTCAACTGCTATTGTTGTGAAGTTACAGCAATTACGGCATAACACTCCTTCCATTTCGCCGTATTCTCGATACATAGCACCGATTTTAATTCTCTTTTTCTTCGCCATTTTCTTCCTCCTCAAAATCACTAACCACTTTTATAATTCTTATAATCACTTTCATAATAGTTTCATTTTCTGTGTAATTACTGCTATATTCAGTATGCAGTAATGTGCTTGCTCTACCCATTTCATAGTAATGAGCCATAAAATTCATGTTAAAAAACGAATTTTTTTCTGGAAATTGATTAAGCATTCTTAATCTGTATTCTGTTTGCTTGAGCATTATATCTTGAACTGCCTCTTTTGCGTCTTTCGAGTTGCGGATCGAGGCAATGCAAAGGTCTATAAATTTTAATTTATTAAAATCTAAATTTTCTGTTTTTGCTTCGCCTAAATATTCTTTGAATATCTTGCGAATAATATCATCGAAATCATACGGCAAACGCGTATTCATTTCTATTTCCACGTCCATTGGTAATTTAATAGTCATTATCTTATTCCTCCATATCAATCCACGTTATCCCCACTGCATAAGCCGCCCAAATGTCACTTTTGAAGCCGTAAAACCAGTCAGGATTTTTCTTTGCTCCCTTGCCGTTCTTTAAATCGTGCTTTGCAAATCTGTCTATCAAAGCCCTGCGGATAGTTGTGTCGTTGGCTTTCATACTGTGACAGATATTCATTTTTTCATCTTTGCGTGTTATGTATTGAACATCCTTTTGTAATTGCTTTGCTTTTTCAGTAAACCTGCCTATCCAAACACACGTTTCAAACACTTCACGTCCAACCGGCATACCGTAGCACGCCACCATTTCAATAACAACAACGTCCGCTTGATGTACTCTTATCAGGCGTTCAAAACTGTCTAACAATTCGTTGTTATCCGTCTTTCCGAAGTCTTGCGGTTTCATTGTTTCTCCGTCAATAATGCACCAACCGCTTTGTGCATTACCGGGGTCTATAGAAAATACAATCATTACGTTTTCTCCCTCATTATTTTTTCAAGTTCGTCATAATCAAGGCTATCGTCTCTGTTAATGCTAAGCTCATTTTCATTGCCTTTATACGCTCGCTTTGCACTTTGCACTTCCGCAAGCGTGGTACGTCCTGCGTTAAAGTGATTACGCAATATAGCCTCTATATACTTGTAATTACGTTTGTTGTTCTTTACAGCTTCGCTTATAGCATATTCAACGACATCTTCTGACATAGCATTAAGCCAATCATCTAAGCCTTGCAGTGTAATCGGTGTCAAAGGTGCTATATTGTTCTCATATAGCTTAACAATTCTTACAGGCAGACGTGGCAGTTCCCTTTCTTCTACTTTCTTTTCTTTTACTTTACTTTCTTCTACTTTCTTTTGTTCGGAAATGTTTACATTTTTGCTTGAAATGTTTACATTTTCATTTAAAATGCGTACATTCTTATAAATTTGGTCGACTTTAATTAAGAGGTACTCTTTTCTGACTTCAACTTCTTTACGGCGACTGACTGCCTCGAAGTATCTTTCTTGTATGCCTCTCGAAGTCAAGATTTGATACTTGTCATAAAGTTCACTGTCAAATATACCTCTTTTAATCGCGGCTCTCACTATTTCAGACACGGCATCACCACCCAAACCTACATTCTTTCCGAACAATAATGCAACGTCTTCTGTCCATTCACAATAGTAACCTTGCTGTCCGTATATCTTTTGGAACAACTTAACGACTATCGCAAACCCTTTCAGTCCAAATTCAGCCTCGATTAATTCAAATTTATCATCTAAATGTACGTTCAGCGGAAAGTAGTTAATTCCGTTGTTCATACACTACACCTCTTAAAACGGCAAATCTTCTTCACCGATTGTTGCAAAATCCTCACCGTATTGACTGTTTAAATCGTCTAAACCACTATCAGACAAATCGGTATTACCGCCTGTACCACTTTCAGATTTTGAGCCGGTAAAGTATGCCTCATCTACAATAACTTCTGTCGCATACTGCTTTTTACCGTCATTACCGTCCCAACTTCTTGTTTGAATACTTCCGACTATGGCAATCATACTGCCCTTTTGGAAATATCGTGCGATAAATTCGCCTGTCTTACGCCATGCAACGCAGTTGATGAAATCTGCGTCATATTCACCGTTTGAATTTTTGAATCGCCGTGTTACTGCTATTGAAAATCTCACAAGTGAAACACCGTTCGGAGTTTGACGCATTTCAATGTCTTTTGTAAGGCGTCCCATTAATATAACTTTATTCAACTCTTCCTTCCCCCTTAAATGCTCTCTTTAAAATCTCCTTTATATCTTTTTTTATGAGTTTTAATAATTTAATATTAAATCTTCCAATGACCATCGAATGTGCTACGCGATTATTTCCTTTGCATTGGTGCATTGAAATCAATGCACCGTCACATTTGGTTTCAATTACTTCGTTCGTGTATGTATCTTCTACTCTTATTTTTACCATTGCATTTCCTCCTGATTATCTCTTCAATCCAAGTACCTTACACAAATATTCGTCAAGTTTTATTGATGTTAAATGATACTTGTTATTGAAGTCTGTTTTTCCTATTTTGTGTGCCTCCGTGTGGTGTAACCTACATAGTGGCTGAACTTCCTTACCTAGGTGGTGTGTGGTTTTGCGATTTATACCGCTACCGACAGTATCGACGTGATGTATGTCGGCTCTCTTCCCGCACACCGCACAGCGTCTTTTTGCACAACATAGATACAAATACCTATCTATATCCTCTGTTATATTTAATAGACTGTCATTTGTCGGTATATCGTGATTTATGCATAGTTCAATGAGCCACGATATAAAATCTTTAGCGGTTGTCATATCTACGTCCGACAGACTGAATATATCAATATCCAAACACTCACAATAATTCAACGTAAGTTGCCTGCGAAGTGCTTCGTTATCGCTCTTGTCTATTATGTACAGCAGTTTCATCAACCTCAATTCTTCTTGATACTCACGCTTATTTGATATTCCGTTTATGTATGTACCTATATCGTTCACCAGTGCGAATATCTTACGTCTTTGTTTGTTCGATATACTCCGTCCGTCGTTCAAACGAATTTCACAATCTGTTATACACTTCTGTTCCAATACACTTGTATTGTCAAACGGTGCGACTATCGTAAGAAATTCGCCGTCATAGTCCTTGATTACACCCTGTATTTCCATTATTTCTATCCTCGTGTTGATGTAGATATACATATGAACCATTACGCCCGATGTTTTCGTAAATGAAATTATCACATTTTTGTTTGCTTAGATG